GTAAGTAGAAACGGTCATAGAATTATGGGTGACTCAGATGATATGACAGTTAATACTGACAATGCAGGATTTGCTCTAGTTTATTATAACGCAACTTACGGATGGAGGTTAAAAGAGAACTAATGGGTTTGTATGCAAAATATAAAGTAATGCCATCTGGATTGGTTGCTCCTGGACAACATGTCTATCATGATTTTCAGCATACTGGTGATAGTGATATGGGTCAAGAGCCTCACAGTTTGGTAAATGTATTAGTACATAAAGGAAGTAACATTCATATTGGTACTGGACCTACTATTAGTACTGAGAGAGAAGGTGCCTTCTACAAATATCATAATATTGTAGCAATAAATGGTGTTGGTAGAGGAGCAGGTAATGGTGTAGATGTTTTAAGATGGACTGCAAAAGATAATAGAAATGATCAAGCACCAGCTAGCAGTTCGTTTTACTCTGTAGTTCAAGTACATATGAAATCAGCTGGACACACATCTGCTGGAGGTAATGGTTCAAAATATGAAATTGCATCAGTAGAATATAATGGGGGCGCACCTTCTACTCTTAATCAAACATATCCAGTAGCTATAGGATACAATCCTTTGTTTACATTATCACATAGCGGTTACACTACTACTCTTGAAGTTGCCGGAGGAGGATCAGGAGCCGGTGGTTTCAGTGGTCTTTTTGAAGTTGAAATTTATTTTTCAAGAGGACAAGGTTCAGCTGGTAGTTATATTTTATTTGATTTAGAGGAGCTAATTTAATGGATTCGGAAGGATATGTTTTTGGTGGTAGTGTAACTCAAAGAAATTTGAGAGTTGTTACAGATAGACAAAAAGCCTATTCTGAACAATTAGGTGGTTGGCAAGAACAGCTAGAAATGATTTATGAAGATGAGGCTGGATGGAGAGCTAAGATTGCTCAAATAAGAATAGACAATCCAAAGGAATAGGTTAAATAGAATATGGGAATTAGATCAAAATCGTGGTATATTTCTAGACTAGTTCGCTCAACTGGTATTGTTAGAAATGAAGTAATAGAAGCTACTGGAACTGCAGACTCTGATGTTGCAGCTATTGCTGCACTTCGTAGAGAAGCCGATTCTGATACAGTTCGTATTCAATCAATAGCTACTGAAATTGAAGGTCTAGATGTATTAGTAGATTCAGATCTTAAAGCTATAAGTGATTTAAGAAATGATGTAGATAGTGACAGCTTAAAAATTCAAGCATTAGAAGAGACAGTAGCTGGACTACCAACTACTTCTTTCGATAGTGATCAAATAGTTGCTATTATAAATGAGAACTCGACAAGCGGGTCTGTAGATTCCGATGTTGCAGCTGTTGCAGCTTTACGAAGAGATGCTGATAGTGATAGTATAAGATTGCAACAAATACAAGCTGCTGTTGATTCAGATTATGCTCTCTTTAATGCTAAGATTGCATTGTTTAATGGTCTTACTGATAGTGATCTTTCAGTTGTAGCTGAATTAAGAAACGATTTAGATTCTGAAATAGCTAAAGGTCAAAATATATCTCAAACTGTATTCGAATATACTACTACAGCTCCTACTACTACTTTTTCAGGAGCAGATGATAATGGTAAACTCTTAAGTTATAGTGTAGGTAGAATACAAGTATACTTAAACGGTTTATTATTGTCTGAAGGAGCATCAAGAGATTATACAGCTACTAATGGTACCTCTATAGTACTGACAGAAGCTTCAGACTCTGATGATGTTTTAACTGTGGTTAAGTTTTTAGGACAACCGGATGATGTACTAACCGAAAGAACTGTATTTAAAGTAACAAGCGGAGAACATTCAGCAGGTGATTCTGAGTTTTCAGTAACTTATACTCCGGGTAAGATTCAAGTATTCTTAAACGGTGTTTTACTTAATGATTCTGATGACTATACAGCTACTAATGGAACTTCCATAGCTCTTACCACTGCACCAGATTCTGACGATGTGTTGTCAGTATTTAGATTTTTAGGTACTGAAATAACCCATACAGGATTTGATTCTGATCAAGTTACAAGCATAGTAAAAGAAACATTTACTAACTTAGGTAATAGAAATATTCAACTGGGTGGTGCAGAAAAAGACTCTGATATTTTAGGATATCATATTAAGATTCTTGGTAATGAATCAAATGTAGACAGTGAACAAAATACATTTAATCTTAGAAATTATGTTGAAAGAAAAGTTTGTGTAGTTAATTCAAGTGCAACTATAGCATACATTTATTATGGTGGTTTTGCTAACGAACAAGGTGGTAACCAGTATGATAGAACTACTGTGTTTATAAATTGGACAGGTCATCAAAGTAGTGGTGCTGGTACAGTTTTTGGCAAAGCGCTTCATGCAACTATTCAAGCTACAACCTGGACTTCAGGACAAGCGTTTGCAGGTTCAACACACGGAAGTTTACCTGATTTTGCCATCACACATGATTCATCAAACGAAAGATTTATAGTAAGTATAGGTACATCTACTAATGGTTGGGGAACAGCTGACGTTACTATTCAAGTTGGTAGATATCCAAAACAGATAGAGTGGTTGGTATAATGGGAAAAGCAACTAAAGCATTACATTTAGCTAGAGCTATGACCTCGCAAGCATCTGGTGTTAACATAAGTCCCGATCTGGGTTCTAATACAAAAAGTTTTAGAAACTTATTAATGAATGGTGATATGAATATAGCTCAAAGATTAGCTGTAGAGCAAAGCGGTCTTGGTGCATCTTCATTCACTGGTATTAATACAACAACATATATAATGGACAGATGGAGATGGGCTCAAGATGCTGATTGTGTAGTAACTTTAAGTAGAAGTACTGATGTTCCAGCCGGCCTTGGATTTCCCGCTTCATTTAAAGTAGATGTAACTACAGTAGATTCTTCTATAGGTGCTGATCAACTTGCTCATATTCAAACAGCAATAGAAGGAAGAGATTTACAACATCTACTATATGGAACTTCGTTTGCAAAAAAACTAACTTTGTCATTTTGGGTTAAGTCTACTAAAACAGGTACATATTGTATTTGTTTAAGAAAGCCTGACAATACTGCTTATGGATTTATAAAAGAATATACTATTAACACTGCTGATACATGGGAAAAGAAAATAATTCATATAGAACCTGATAGCAATATAAAAGCTTCTGGTGGTGCTATAGATAATGATACAGGATTAGGTTTTAGAGTTATCTGGGCATTGTGTGTTGGATCTAATGACACAGGTACTGATAATGCATGGAATGCTGATAGTAGTGGAGCAAAGACTGCAACTACAAATCAAGTTAACTTTTTAGATAATACTGCAAATGATTTTTATCTAACCGGTTGTCAATTAGAAGTAGGAGACAAAGCAACAGAATTTGATTTTGTTCCAACCGATATAGAAACTTTTCGTTGCAAAAGATACTATCAAAGATATAATAGAAATGCAAACTATGCAGGACTTGGTGTTGTAGTCCCATGGAGTACTACTAATGGTAATTTATTATGGACAATGGAAGTACAACCAAGAGGTAATCCTTCTATTGAATATGGTGATCTTTCTCATTTTGACATATTTGGAGTTACTGGAACAGGATCAACTGGTGTTCCTACAGGTTTTAGCAATTCTGGATGGGCTGGAGGTACTAGTATAGATATAGGTGTAACCGGTTCGGGGTTTGTTGCAGCAAGAGCTATGCTTGTTGAATATGATAACACATCAACAAACTTACCAGCTTTTTTAGCAATTAACGCGGAGTTATAATATGGCGAGATATCAATTAGTAAGAAAAAAAGATGGAACTGTAGCTGGAGTTTTTAGTGATGAACTTAAAAAAGGTATTCCAGCAGATTCGGATAATATGGACTGGCTAGAATATTTGGAATGGGTTAAACAAGGCAATGTAGCAGATCCTCCAGTAGGTGAAGAATAAATATTTAAAGAGAAATAATATATGGCTTATAATTTTGATTCTGAATTTTACCCTATGATGGTCCGCGTAGAAGCGCAGACTGGAATCATTGTTCATTTCGATGAGAATAGTGATTATGAAGGTGTGTTTAGAGTTGAAATTGATTCTGATTATATAGTAGGAATAATTGATAGTAGAATAGCTGCAGTATCTGGACTTGATTCTGATCAGACTTATAACATGATTCAAGAGCATGCTAAGTTTACAGATTCAGATCTAGCTGTAGTAGCTACTCTTAGAAACGAAGTTACAACTTTACGTTCAGATGCTGACTCAGATAGTACTAAACTTCAAGCATTGGAGGTAAAAGTTGAACTTATTGAAGCTTCTCTCGATTCAGATCAAACAGTATCTCTAGATCTTATTAGAAGAATAGATAGTGATGCAGCTAGAATATCTGATCTAACCAGAAATGCAGATTCAGATGCTAATACTATTAAAGAGCTTGTAGGTACGTTAGACTCAGATGGTAGATTGTTAGAAAAAGTATTACAAGCAGAATCAGATATTATTAAATTAAGGTCGGACTTAGATTCTGAATCAGTTCAGGTTAGAGCTCTTAGAAGCGATGTAGATTCAGACTTGTTTGATATGAGTGATGTTATAGCAAGACTAGATTCAGATGAGCTTAAGGTTCAAGATTTGGAAAGAAGATTAGCAATCTTAGAAGCTAATGTAGATTCAGATAGACTATGGACTAGAAACGAAGTATACAATCAAATTGAACCAAGACTTGATAATCTAGAAGATTCTGATTATTATGATTCTGATAGAGTGGTAAGAACTATAGCTCTTAATAGACTTGATCCTACAGATAGTGATACATTACTAACAGCTATTAAGAACGAAACTGGTAGTCATTTAACAAGAATTATTTCGTTAGAAAGTTTATTAGGAATAAGTTCATCGTCAGCTGCAGTAGCTTCACCTAGCGACTCTGATCTAAATACAATTGAATATGCTCAAGACGGTTCTACTTTATCAGTAAACACAGTTATAAGCTGGTATATGTATAGCTTAGGCGGCGGAGAGATTATTAGAAGACAGTTTACTATAACGGAAGGTTCCCCTTATAGTGCAATAATTAGAACATTAGCTTACACAGTCAATAATGATTCTGTAGCTATGGAATATTTAGACAGCTTTAGAATAGATTATGATCAACCTGGTGACGCAGACGATAAGATTCATTTTAGATTTAAAACCGGGTTTGAAGATATGACATTTGATGCTGAAGTCGATATTACTGGTGACTCTGGTAGATTGACAGTTACACAATAATGAGAAATATAAATATAGAAAGAGTATAATAGGAGTCTCACAATGGCATTTTTAGTTAGTCCAGGTGTGCAAATTGTAGAAAAAGATCTTACTAACATCATCCCAGCGGTGTCTACATCGATTGGTGGTTTTGCTGGTAAATTTGAATGGGGTCCAGCGTTAGATGTGACAACGGTATCTTCAGAGAAAGATCTTATAGCTAAGTTTGGATACCCAAAAATTTCAACAAATGACGCATCTAGCACTAGAGATGACTGGTTTGCAGCTGCTAACTTTTTAGGTTATGCTAATCAGTTACAAGTTGTAAGAGCAATATCAGATGGAGCTAGAAATAGTGCTTCAGAGCCAGTAGTTGGTTCTTCATCTACAGTTTCAGTTGTTCTAACAGGTACAGTATCTTCTACAGTGTTTACATCATCTAATGTAGTTCTTTATGATGGTTCTACTTCAGTTTCATTTACAGCAGATGCTAGTACATTAGGTTCAGTTGCAGATGCATTTAGAGCAGCTTTGGTTTCTGCAGGGGTTGGTTCTGTTTCAGTTGACTCAGATGGTATAGCAGGTATTGTTGACCCAACAGTTAAGTATGCTGCATCAGGTATTACTTTACCAGCTGCACAAACAATTAACGGTGTAACATTTACATTCTTTGTAAACACAGATGCAGCTGCTACAGCTACTACATTAACATCGGCTCAGCTTAATAACTTAGACGATTTCTTAGTAGAAAAAAGTACATTAGTTAACGGATCAATATATGCAAGATTTCCTGGAAAATTAGGAAACAGTATTGGTGTTATCTTGATGGATGCATCTATTGATGAATCTGACTTTAAGAACCATGTATTATTTGGAAGTACAAAAGCGTCAGATCTATTTGATACTAAACCTGGAACTAGCTCTTGGGGTTCAAATTATTCGACAGCTCCTCAAGATGAACTCCATGTTATTGTATATACTACAGATACTCTTATTACAGGTAACGCAAATGAAATATTAGAACAATATGGTTACTTGTCAAAAGCTAAGAATGGTAAGACTGCAGATGGAGGTCCAAACTTCTACGTAGATATTATTAATGATCAGTCTCAATGGATTTATGCACTAAGTGAAGAATCATCAGCTCAAAGCGCAGTAATTGATTCGGACTCAGGAGGAAGCGTACTACAATCTATTGGAGATACATTAAGCAGCCTTACATCTTCAACAAGGTTTAAGTATTTTCTTACTAATATGTCCTTAACAGGGTTTAGAAAATATGCGTTGGGTGGAGGAACCGATGGTGCTTCTGTATCGGATGGTAATTATACCACAGCATATGACTTGTTAAAGGATGATCAAGTAATTGATGTTAACTTACTTATTACAGGTGAAAGATCTGCAACAGTTTCTAAACATGTAATAACAATAGCAGAAGCGAGAAAAGATGCAATTGCATTCTGTTCACCAAGTTATTCTGCTGCAGTTAACAATCCAACAGCAGAAAAAGTAATTAATTATTTTTCTACATTTAACTCTTCATCATATGCAGTGTTTGACTCTGGTTATAAGAGACAATACGATAGATACAATGATGAGTATTTTTGGATGCCTCTTAATCCAGACACAGCAGGACTAACAGCTAGAGCAGAATTTACTAATGATGCTTGGTTCTCTCCTGCAGGTCTTAACAGAGGATTTATTAACAATGTAGTTAAATTATCATTTAATCCAAATCAAACAGACAGAGATCAGCTATATCCAAATAGAGTTAACCCTGTAGTTACCTTTAGAGGTCAAGGTACACTTCTATATGGAGATAAGACTGCCTTATCTAGACCATCTGCATTTGATAGAATTAATGTTCGTAGATTGTTTATTGTTCTTGAGAAAGCAATTGCAACTGCAGCTAAGTTCCAGTTGTTTGAATTCAACGATGACTTAACAAGAAGAACATTTGTTAATGCAGTAGAACCTTTCCTTGCTGAAATTTCAGCTCGTAGAGGTATAACAGACTTTAGAGTTGTTTGTGATACTTCAAACAACACTGGTCAAGTCATTGATGGTAACAGATTCGTTGCTGATATCTACATTAAACCAGCTCGCTCGATTAACTTTATTACACTTAATTTTGTTGCGGTGAGAACTGGAGTTTCATTTAGTGAGGTAGCAGGAGCATAAGATGACAGTTCGTATTGATGATTTTAAAACAGCTTTAGCTGGTGGTGGTGCAAGAGCTAACCTATTTAGAGTAAATTGTAACTGGCCTAATGGAGACATTCAAGGTGGTGCTAATACAGCATTCGGCGCAAGTGCAACAGAAGCTCTTAGTTCTTTTATGATAAAAACTGCCGCAATGCCAGCTAGAACAATCGGAGAAGTTATTGTTCCGTTTAGAGGTAGACAATTAAAAGTATCTGGAGATACTATCTATGATGCTTGGACGGTACAGGTTATTAACGATAACAACTTTGCTGTAAGAAATGCTTTCGAAAGATGGCAAGATGCGATAAACGGTGCAGCTACAAACGTATCAGGAAGAGGTGTTGATGCTTCTTCATTTGACTCATACACGGCTAATATGGAAATTGAACAACTTAGTCGTACAGGTGCAGTCATAAAAAGATATGTATTGTATGCTGCATGGCCTACTGTTGTGGATACTATTGATGTCTCCTACGACAGTACAGATACAATTGAAGAGTTTGCTGTTACATTTGCATATCAGTGGTGGGAAGCTAACACTACTAGTGAGCCTACAACTGGTAGAGTCACTGCTGATGTTGCTGAAGTACCTGTAACACAATAACTCTTCATTACATAATGAGGAGTCCTTATGGCTATTCAAAAAGAAGAACTTTTCGGATTCGAACTAGTTCAGAACAAGAATGATAAACCAGTTCCGTCACCCATACCAAAACCTATGGATGATGGAACTGATCTTCCTGTTGGCGGCCGTATTGGTTATACTTACGAACAGTATAGCAAAGCGCGTAATGAACATGCTCTCATAGCTCAGTACAGAGATATATCTTTTTATCCAGAAGCTGATTCAGCTATAGATGATATTGTAAACGAAGCTTTTACAACTGAGCATGAAAGACCTACTGTATCAATTAGATTAGATTTACTTAACATAGATGATAGAATTAAAGAAACTATTAGAGAAGAGTTTAAAAACACTCTTCATTTACTTAAGTTTCAAAGAAGATCATATGATATTTTTAGACAATGGTATGTAGATGGTAGAGTCTATTATCAAGTAATTATTGATCCTAATGATTCTAGAACAGGGATTAAAGAACTTAGACCTATTGACGCTTTAAAAATTAAAAGACATGTTAAGCCGTTCTATGAAAAAGACCCTAGAACAGGTGTCCCTATCTTAATAAAGGTAGATGAGTTTTTTGAATACTCACCCGATGGAGGCAATAATGGAGTAAAACTATCTAAAGATAGTATTGTATTTTGCCCGTCAGGTTTAGTTGATAGAAACAAAGGACAAATAGTAGGTTATTTAGACAAGGCAATTAAACCATTTAATAATTTAAGATCAATGGAAGATGCTCTTATTGTATATCGTATAGCAAGAGCACCTGAAAGAAGAATATTTTATGTAGATGTAGGAACATTACCTAAAATTAAAGCAGAGACTTATCTTCGTGATATGATGAATAGGTATAGAAATAAAATAGATTATAACCCTAACACAGGAGAAATTCGTGACTCTAGAAAATTTATGTCACTCCTTGAAGACTTCTGGCTCCCTCGTAGAGAAGGTTCGCGTGGTACAGAAATTTCGACACTCCCTGGAGGACAAAATCTTGGAGACCTTGATGACGTCAATTACTTCAAAGAAAAATTGTACCAATCACTCAACGTCCCAATCTCAAGAATCAACCAAGACAACAACTTCCAGCTCGGAAGAGCATCAGACATCTCAAGAGATGAGATCAAGTTCAGTAAGTTCATTAAAAGAATAAGAAAACAATTTGCTGAGATTTTTAACGAAGTATTAAGAGTTCAATTAGTACTAAAAGGTGTATGTACTCAAAAAGAATTTGAAGAGATGAGACAATATATCTCTTATGACTATCTCAAAGATATGCACTTTGATAAACTTAAACAAGTAGAACTACTTAATGACCAATTAAGTGTATTAAGAGATGCTTCTGAGTATGTAGGTAAATATTTCTCAATAGAATATGTACGCAAAGTAATCCTTGGTCAAACAGAAGAAGATATTGCAAGAATAGATAAAGAAATTATGGATGAGATGACTAAAGAACAAATTAAAGATCCTGATGCACCTCCTTCTCCGTTTGGATTTGAGAGTGTTGATCTACCAGGACCTGAAATAGTACCATCCGGAGAAAAAGATGTTCTTACTATAAATACTGAAACGGAGATTGTTGAGCAAGATGCCTCTACCTTACAATAAACAAGAGTTAGCAGATTGGATCTTACGTAGACTCGGTGCACCGGTTATCAACGTAGAGATTGCTGATGTTCAACTTGAAGATTGTATTGATGAAGCAGTTCAGTTCTTTCACTATTATCATTATGACGGTGCTCAAAGATCTTATAGAACAATTAAAGTAGATACTAATCTATTAAACCGTAACAAAAGAATACATCAAGATTTAACAGCTGAAGATTTTGACTCTGATATTTTAAACACCTATAGAGTAGGTGATAGAGTCATGCTTAAGAAAGATAATGTACAAGGTAAAAGAATTTATATTAAGAAAGATTCAGAAGCTCCTGATTACGATTCAGATCAGTATGGAGCTTTAGTTTTAGATTCAGATGGTGTAACTTATAGAGCTTTAGATTCTGATTTAGATTTTTCTGATTCTGATTCTCCAACCAGATTTACTCAAGTAACTAGACATGATGGCTTTAACAAATACTTTGTAGAAGAACAAGTATTGCTAGAAGAACAAAATATTACAGTCACTAGTACTGGTCAAATAGGAATTAAAGTGCCAGATAGTATAGTATCAGTTACAAAGGTTTCTAAAGTTGATTCCTTTACTCAAGCGGGTATGTATAATTTTGAGTATCAATATTTTTTAAACAACTTTGATATGTTCTATAGCGGTGCTCATGGTACAGGTTTATCAAATTATTATACACAAAAATTAAATGTAGAACATATTGATTTTCTTCTCAATACAATGCCTGCTATTAGATTTAACATGTATAAAAGTAGATTATACTTAGATGTTGATTGGAAGAGAATTAATACTCAAGCAAGTAATAAGAATTTTTATTTACTTTGTGAAGTTTACGAAGTAGCCGATCCTGAAATTAATGGAGAGGTATATAAAAATACGTGGTTAAAAAGATATGCAACCGCGTTAGCAAAACAGCAGTGGGGTTCAAATTTGAAAAAATATCAAAACACAGAACTACCTGGTGGAGTACAACTTGATGGTCAAGGGTTATGGCAAGAAGCTACAACTGAAATTCAAGAGTTAGAAGAAGAGTTAAAGAATGCAACACTTGAAATGGATTCTATACTCTGGGGTTAAAAAGGAATAAATAAATTATGATGGACTTTAGAGATTTTTTACAAGCTGATGAGTCAGATGATTTTAATAAATCTTTCAAAGAAGAGATGACTAAGCGCGTTTTTGCTAAACTCGACGACATGAAACGTACTATGGCCAAAGATTATTTGACGAGTGATGAAAATGAATCTTCTTGAATGGAAACAATATCAGACTCAAACGTTTAGAGAAGAGTTGAAGAGACAGATGCATGCTGGCGTGTCTCATGATACTCACTTCTTGTTTTCTGACGAACAGTTAGAAGAAATGAAGCAAGAAGTTGAAATAGAACGTTTTGAAGAAACAGTAACCTTTGATGGTGAGATTGATTTAGACCCTCAACTAATCGAAAATCATTCTGAAGTACAAGAAGTATTTGACTTTGTTCCTAACGAAGAAGGTCAAGTAATGGATTTGGTATTTGAATTTGATTTAAATGTAATCGATCCTTCTATTAATAGCATGAATGCTTTACGTGAGCTTTTATTTGCTGAAGATTATGAAATGGAAATGATAGAAGAAGAGAGTATAAAAGAAGGTGAAGATTTAGACGGAGAAGATAAAAATTGTGGTTGTGGTCAAACTCCATGTAAGACTTACGGAATGAAAGATGCATTATCTGATGAAGATTTAGATCGTTGTAATGAAAATGTAATCGCCGAGGAAAAGAATCCAGCCGGAGGTAAAAAGACAAAAGGTAAACCACAAAGAGCAAAAGTAATTTTTAAGAGAGCTAAAGGTCAAGTAAGTAAAAAGAAAATTTGTGGACCAGGAATGAGATTAGCAGGTAATAGATGCTTGCCTCAAACAGGAACTCAGAAAGCAAAGATGCGCCGCGCTGGTATAAAACTTAAAAGAGCGAAAAGAGCTATGGGCGGCGGCGCTAAGAAAAAAGCAGCATTGAAAGCTAAGATTACCAAACGTAGAGTTAAAGGTAGATCTAGATCATTGGCTAACACGACTAATTAAAGGTATAGAAAATGGCAACTAATGTAGTATCAAAAAATTTAAAAGGTGGTGGCTCTACACCAGGAAATAGAGTAGTGTATCATATATACGATGCCAATGCTTCTTTAACAGCTCAAGATTTTACTTTCGCTAGAGGTTCAGGAGCTATAGGAGATTCTGAATATGTGCCTGTAAGAATAATTGAGTCAGTTATTAACATGGGGCAATCTCCTGTAACAATTGATGGTAAAGATTTTGAAACAGGAAGATGGGAAATGTCAATGCATGGTGGAATTAGATTAGATACAGTCGGTGTATGTGCTGTAACTTTCGGAACTGCTAGTCAAGGAAATGTATTGATAGAATTCAGGAGCTAGACATGAAACTTATTAAAGAAGATATTAGCTTTAATGATATGCAAGTTTTGTCAGAAGGTAAAGGTTCTGATAAAAGAATGTATATATCAGGTCCTTTTTTGCAAGCAGTAAAAGAAAATAAAAATAAAAGAATTTATCCAGAACAAGTAATGGATAACGCTGTAGCTAATTATCAAAAAGATTATATTGACGAAAAGCGCGCACTCGGAGAGTTAAACCATCCAGCAGAACCTATTGTTAATCCTGAGCGTGCAGCTATAATGACAGAAAGTTTAAAGAAGACACCTACAAAGGAAGCTATCTATTATGAAGGTAAAGCTAAAGTACTCTCTACTCCTATGGGTAAGATTGTAGAAAACCTTTTACAAGATGATGTTAAGATTGGTGTTTCTTCTAGAGGTTTAGGATCGCTGATGCCAACTAATGGTATTAATATAGTAGGAGAAGATTTTACTCTTACAACTGCAGCTGATGTTGTATTCGATCCTTCTGCTCAATCTTCTTTTGTTGAAGGTGTTTATGAGCAAGCAGAGTGGATTTACGAGTCTGGAATGTGGAAACAAATTGACTTAGACTTCCAGAGAGAGAAATTAAAAAGAGCTAAAATGAAAGAGCTCAACAAAGTTAAGTTGGAAGTATTTGAGAGCTTCTTAAAAACACTTTAATATAAATAGATTAACGGAGTTTAATACAATGGAAAAAAATAACGGTTTAATTGATGTTATTGAGGAGCTTTTGGAAGCAGATATGACTGCACCTAAAAAGGTTAAAAACCCTCAAAATAAAATGGCTGCAGAAGATAAAGTTGAAGAAGCACAAGACAAGTCAGATGCTTCTGTTAAAAAGCTTCCTAATTCAAAGCCTAAAGCAGATAATCAATCAGATAATTCATCTGAGATTATCGGATCTGAAAAAGGCGCAGCTATGGATGCTGGCGGTGATAAGGATGTAGGTAAGATGGATAAAGGTAAACTTCCTTCTGATGCATCTGATAATTCTAGCGAGGTTATCGGTAAGAACTCCGGAGCAGCATTAGATGCAGGGGGTGATAAAGATGTTGGAAAGCCTAAAAATAAAGATAAAGGTCAGCCTTCAGATGCTTCACCAGCAGCTGAGCCAAATAAAGGACCACATAATCAAGCTATGGATGAAGATCTACATGATGCAGATGACAGCATTGCTGAAGATGACGGAAGTGATAATGAATCTGTGGAAGAAGGTCAAGACACCAAAGTAGAAAAAGATTCTAACGATGAACAGCTTCCAGATGAAGAAAAAGAATCAATGAAGAATATGAAATCTGAAGAAGTTGAAGAAGATATGGAATGGGATTGGGATAAAATTGATTCATTATCAGAAGACGAATTTAATGAGCTAGTTGATCAATTAAGTGAAGACGAGCTTAAAGAGTTTAATGATCATTATGAAGAGCTTAAGGAAGCTAAGCATAAAGATAAAGAAGATGATGATGAAGATCATGATGATAAGGAAGAAGCAGACGAGTCAGTTGAAGAAGGTCATGATAAAGATCATGATGACGACGATGACGATGACGATGACGATGATGACAAAGAAGAAGCTGATGAGTCTGTAGAAGAAGAAATGGAGTGGGATTGGGAAAAGATCGAAGGTCTTACTGAAGAAGAATTCCATGATTTCTATACAAACTTATCAGAAGAAGATCAGGCAGAGATTGAAGACCATTATAAAGAAGTCACTGAAGCTCATGACAAAGGAGACATGGATGGTGATGGAAAAGATGAGCCTGACGATAAAGAATATATGGACAATAAAGATAAAGCTATCAAAAAGGCTATGGGCAAAAAAGCTGAAGAGTCTGTAGAAGAAGCTAAACATAAAGATGAAGAGGATGATGAAGAAGAGGTTGAAGAAGCAACTGGTGAAAAGCTTGAAGCAGCTCCTTCTAAAGCTGAAAATGATGCTATGCGTCCTAATGAAGAAAAAGGTAAAAATGAGCCTACATCTAAGGGTGGTAATCCTGGTGAAGGAGCTCATGACCAATCTAATGATCCAAATGAAACATCTACAAAAGCTAATCCTAAAGGACCAGTTAAAGAAGATGTTGATGATTTAACAGAAGATCTTGAAGATGACTTCAAAGAAAAAGCAGCAGTTATTTTTGAAACAGCTGTTAATGAAAAAACAAATATCATTAGAGAAGAAATCGAAGCTGAGTACGCTCAACAATTAGAAGAAAAAGTTGATGAGATCAACGAAAGAGTTAATGAGTATGTTGACTATGTCGTAAATGAATGGCTCGAAGAAAATCAACTTGAGATTAAATACTCACTTCGTACAGAAATTGCAGAAAACTTTATTCGCGAAATGAAGACAGTTTTCGAATCAAACTTTATCGATATTCCAGAAGAAGAAGTATCAGTTGTTGATGAATTGACTGAAGCAGTTGAGTCATATAAAGAGCAAATTGAAGAGCAATCTTCTGAGCTTGAGACAGCTAAGAAAGAGCTTTTGGAAATAAAGAGAAAAGAAATTGTCGAGTCTATCGGTGATGACCTTCCACAGACACAAAAGATCCGCTTAGAAAAGTTGTCTGAGAATGTTGAAGCTGAAGACATCGAAGAGTTCAGATATAAAGTCGAGCAGCTTAAAGAAGGCTATTTTGATGAGTCATCTGAGCAACCGCTTCTTAGCTCATTGAGTGAGGAAGTATTCGGTGGAACCGTTATCGAAGAAGATGATAGTTCTGTATCGCAGTACGCGAAGTTTCTTTCAAAGACTGTGACTAAGTAAGAAAATATAAAGAGTATTAAATATATAAGAAAATTTAGACATTATAAAATTTTTGAAGGAGAAACAAAATGTCAACCGATGTCCTTATGGAAAAATGGGCACCAGTAATTAACCACGACGATCTCGATCCTATTCAGGAAAGAGACAAGAAGGCGGTTGTTGCTCAGGTCCTTGAAAATACTGAAAAGGCATTGAAGGAAGAGGCAGGTGTTCTCGATGAGTCAATGGTATCTGGTGCTGCTTTTGGTGGCGCATTCTCAGGTGCTGGTTCTAACGCTACAGTAAATGCTACTGGACGCGCTGGTTATGACCCGATTATCATCTCACTCGTCCGTCGTGCTATGCCACAAATGATGGCTTTTGATCTCTGCGGTGTGCAGCCAATGTCTGCTCCAACCGGATTGATCTTCGCACTTCGTGCTCGTTACGGTGCAAACAATGAAACCGAAGGTGGAATTAACGCTGCAGAAGCTTTCTACAACGAAGTATTCCCGAACTATTCAGGTACAGCATTTAATACTGGTTCACCAGGAACTCATGCTGCAGGTTCAAATGATGCGGATGCAACCAATCCATTTGCTCCTGGTCGCGCACATAATGATGGCGCTGCTACTTCATCTGAATCAGATGGTTTCGGTAACACAGGAACACCTGTAAATGATCCTTTCCAGGATACAGTTACTAGTGATCCAGCACTGAACACTAACTACAACCCAACAATGGCAGAAGGTACTACACCTTATGGCATGACCACCAGAGAAGGTGAAGGGGACAACTTCCGTGAAATGTCATTCACAATTGAACGTACAGCTGTAGAAGCTAAGACACGTGCGCTCAAGAGTGAGTACACCATGGAATTGGTACAAGATCTTAAAGCAGTTCACGGCCTTGATGCAGAAGCTGAGTTGTCAAACATTTTGTCAACTGAAATTCTTGCTGAAATTAACCGTGAAGTGGTACGCACAATGGTTAGCCAAGCTAAGTATGGTGCAGACGGTTTAACTAACGATGGTATCTTTGACCTGATTGCTGATGGTCAAGGTCGTTGGTCAGTTGAGCGCCAGAAGGGCCTTATGCTGCAGCTTGAAAAAGAAGCTAATAAAGTAGCTTTCGAAACTCGCCGTGGTAAGGGTAACTTTGTACTCTGCTCAGCAAACGTAGCTTCTAGCTTGACAATGGCTGGTCTTCTTGACTACTCATCAGGCTTGAGCGATAATCTAAACGTTGATGTTACCTCAGGTGTGTTTGCAGGTACCCTCAATGGTCGTATGAGAGTCTATGTAGACCCATATGCAACATCAGGTGACTACGCTGTTGTTGGATATAAAGGTTCAAACAACATGGACGCAGGTATGTTCTATTGCCCATACGTTCCGTTGCAGATGGTTCGTGCAGTTGCACAGGAGACATTTCAGCCAAAGATTGGATTTAAAACTCGTTACGGCATGGTATCAAATCCATTTGCTGCTGGCGCAGGTGCAATTCAGTCACAAGGTTTGGCTGCTCCTAATACCAACGTATACTATCGTAAGTTCCGTATCGACAACGTCTAAGTCGTTACGATTCTTTCTAGAGAGGCAGCTTCGGCTGCCTCTTTTTTTATGATAAATATAATATGGCACTATCTTATAACTCAGTATCAGCTAGACTTCCAGAGCTTTCTTATGTAGCTCCTCAAAACTTTTATGCAGTAGCAGAAAATTTACCAGGTGTTATTTTTAATTTACAAGGTTTAACTATACCTAATTTAACAGGAGGTGAGGTACCTCTGGCTAATAGATTAAACCCTAGTAGAGCATTTTTACCTGGTAATGGAGTAGATTATGCTGCTTTAGATTTTACCTTTTTAATTGATAAAGATTTTAACAATTATAGATCTATGGTAGAATGGATAAAAGGAATAAACCATCCTGAAAATCATGAACAGTATTCTGAATATACTAACATAGCTGATCAAGCTGGATCAACAGGATGGAATAAAGTAACAGCTAATATTACAGTTTTTGGTTGTGATGATGGAAACAATCCATTAGTACATTGGAATTTTGTAGATTGTTTTCCTATAAGTGTAGACGGTCCAACTTATGATGCATCATCAGCTAACATAGATTATATAACATCATCTGCTAGTTTTAGGTATTTGTATTTTGAAAATCAAACCTATACTAACGGAGCACTAAATAACGATATGATATGAGAGTAGTATGGGAAAGAAAAGAACAAGAGCGAAACAAATATCAAAAGGTTTAACACATCAAAGACCTTGCAAATGGAGCAAGTTAGCAAGAAGAGAATGGATGACATCTAGTAAGAGACAAAACGCACAGTTAAATGCTTTTCTTAGTTTTAAGAATGTAGTTCTTACTATTCCTAATCCAAATAAGCATGAGACAAACAAAAAATTTATTAAGGTTAACGCTAGGGAGGTTTGGGGTAACCCAAAGAGATAAAAATGAGTATATTGACTGGTAAAAATGTTTTCGAAGGAGTAAAAGTTTCACTTAACGAATGGGGTGAAGTTGAAGAGCAAGCTGTTTATGAAGAGGAAGATGGAAAGAAAAAGAATGTTACTCTTAATAAACCTTTTCTCACACCAGGAGGACCAAAAAAGCGTTCAGTGTATGTTAAGAATGAAAAGGGTAACACTATAAAAGTTAACTTTGGAGATCCTAATATGGAGATAAAAGCTGATAATCCAGCAAGAAGAAAATCTTTTAGAGCAAGACATAATTGTGATAATCCTGGTCCAAAAACTAAAGCTAGATATTGGAGTTGTAAACAATGGTAATGAGAGGTAGTGTATCAACACAACCCATCCAAAAACAAAATTTTAGAAAGCCTGCTGCTCCTAAACCAGTCAAGCAAGATATGGCTAAAGAAAATTTTATGGATGGTAAAAATCCACAAGACAAAGGTGATAGTAAACGTCATGGTGTTCCTACTAAATCATCTGTATCTAATCTTAGAAAAGTTGCAAAACAAGGCGGTCGTAAAGGTCAGCTAGCTCATTGGATGGCTAATATGAAAGCTGGAAAGGCTAAGAAGAAACGTAAAGGTTGATAAATTATGGCACCTAAAATTAATGAAGGAACAGAGGTCGCGTTACCACTTAGAAATATAATTAGTATGATTGCTGCTACAGCTTTAGGTACGTGGGCTTATTTTGGTCTTGTAGAAAGAGTTAACAACTTAGAAACAGAACAAACTATGATGCATGCTGATTTAACACAAAACACTGAATTTAGAATTAAATGGCCTAGAGGTGAATTAGGTTCACTTCCAGCAGATAATGAACAGTTTATGTTAATTGAACATTTGTCAAATGAGTTAGAAAAATTAACAGAAGAAATTGAAAGTGGAGCTGCTCCGTTTGATCAACAGCAAAAATTACAAATTGATTTTATGCTAAAACGTATTGAACAGCTTGAGGCTACTCATGAAAAAATTCGTAATGATATAATGGATCTTATACACTCAAATAATAATATGAGACCACCATCAGCAAATCAAGATCATTCAGGACACTAAAATGGAAGCAATGGCAATTATTCTTATGTTAATGAAACCAGATCATTCTATGATGGAACTTGGTAAGTATAAGTCTATGGAAGAATGTCATGTAGCTATGGAAATAGCAAAAACACAGTTTAAGAAAGGACATTTATCTTGCCTCAAAGAAGGCGAGAAAATGAAACATTAATGACAGTAGGAACTTTTTTTGTATTGTTAATGTATTTTGGCGAACCTGTTGCTCTAAAAGAGTATACAATAAGAGAAAATTTAAGTGAATGTCTTTCCGCTAAAAGAAAAATTAATCGTACATTAAGAGGTGGTAAGTCAGGTAAGTATAATGGTTCTGTTAGAGTAGAATGTAAAGAACTTGAAGTAGAACATGATGAAG